GCGTCTGCGCCAAATGCCAGGGCGGCAGTACCAGCAACGGCAAATGCCAATGCAGCCTTTTTACCAAACGCCGTTGCCTTATCGCCAAACGATTCTGTCTCTTTGCTTGCTGCGTTTAAGCCTGCAACTAGGTCTTTTGTTTCAGCAAGAATGGAAAGTTTAAGGGTGCGACTTCCAGCCATTAGTCGTACTTCCTAACTATCTTGTCGAACGCCTGTTCCCATTTGGCAATGATTTCGGGTTGGGCTGATCTTAGCGTTGGATAGATAAACCAACCCCGCGACCCGCGACCTTCGCGACCAGACCAGACAGGAAATTGTTTGTAACGATTTGAACCAAATTCTGAACCGCCCCACAATTGTTGCGTCGTACCGCCGCCGCTTAATCTCTGACTGGCAAAACCAAACGAAATTTCACCAATTTTTGATGATTTGGAAACCCGCGCACCTTCGGCGACTTTGTTGTCCAGGCGATTGCGGGTGACATTGTTTGCTGCCGCAACGATCTTGGTGCGCACAAAATCTGCTAGCGCACTTGATGTTTGTTTTGCTTGGTCAATCGCTTCGTCGTCCATTGCTTTGAACGCACGCGTAATTGAGCGCAATTCGGCTTTGTCGTAAGTGATTGCCTCACTTGCCATTTTTGCGCCTTTCCATAATTTCAATAACCGTCAGAATGTCCTCGGCTGATTCAAATGCGCTTGGGGGTAGCCCTGTTGCCAGGGCTACTTCCCAAACGGTTCGACTTAGGCTTCCGACTGGGTGACTTTTGGGTTTGCGTCACCGACGATCACTTCGGAAATTGTTTCCGTCCAGATGTCGATTGGCTTGACTGGCTTACCAGCTGCTTCACGCTTCATGGCGTGATAAGCAAGAAAAACAAGGTCTGAAATTCCCATTTTTTCCTGCGCGTGCGCAATGGTGTTGCCTGTGTGCTTTTCCCATTTTACCCATTCAGGCGGTGCGGCCGTGTAGGTAATTTGATCACCGTTTGTGTATTCAATTGTGATTGGTAGTTTCATTTTATCTCCCGATTAGTAGTTTTTAACTGAATGTTTCGGTTGGTGTTCCAACCACTGTAAATGATAGCGAAACTGTCTGCGCGTCTGGTGCTGACCCGCCTACGCTTGGGAACACTGGCAAAACATTGAACGCAAACACTGCGCCTGTTGCAGCGGTAAGTGAAGCAGCCAATGTTGTGTTTGGCGCGCTCTCGCAAGCAGTCCATAATGCTTCGCACAATGAACCTGACGCGCCCCAGTCTGCAAGCATTTCAACTTCAAATGACCACTGGTCGTCAATGTGCTTGTAAGCCTTGCCGTCAAGTGTCTGATATGTCTCAATGGTTGGGTCGTTGGCTAGTGTCGCACTGGTCGCCTGTGCGTCATAGTTTGTTGTCGCAATCGTCAAGACGAGATCGCGACCTGTGATGATTGTCGTTGGCATGATTCTCCTATGTTGTTTGTGTGTAGTAAGTCGAAACGTTTATGTCAGCAACCAGCATTGGCGATTGTCCTACTTCCAACACCGTCGGCTTTTCAATTACGCCTACGACATATCCTGCGGGCATTGCCGCAAGAATTCCCATGATGAGTTTTTCCAGGTTGTCCAATGACCCCGCGTTGCTATTCGAAGCAACAACGGCGGTAATTGCAAAATTCAATTTGACTTGTGTTTTTGCTTTACCAATGAGCGCAACTTCCATATATGGCGAATCTGGCACAACCACAATGGCAGGCGGGATTGGTGCTTCAGGCACGCTTGGATAAATGTTTGCGGCTAATCCTGAAAAGGCATTTGCTAAGGCTGCGCGCGTTTCGGCAATGGAATTGGCGGGCACTATTGCACGACCGTTTCGACGTCCAAAAACGGCATAAGTAATGTAGACACCCTATTCGTCAAACTTCTGCCCATGCGATATGGCGTGCTGGCAAAATCTACGCCTTCGATCTGTCCACCTGCTGCAACGCGTGACTGGAATACTTCAACGCTTACTGCAAGAATTGCTGATTCGATTGGCGCACTGTTTGCGTAGATATCAGCTGCGGAATAGCCTGAAAGTGTTGCAGTGCCCGTTGGAATAATCTCGCGCAACGTGACATTTGATGAAGTCAATGCGGCGGTGAAACTGTATTCCTTAACGTCCACGACGGTGACTGTTGCTGAAAACGGTGCAGGTAAGCCCGCAACAATGACTGATTGACCTGCCACGAAATGATGTGCGCGTTGCGTGTAATACGTCGCGACATTTGATTCAAGTTTGTAAGCGTTCACCGCTGATGAATTTGAAACCAACATTGGCAAGATAACTGCCTCGGCGGTATTGATGATTTCGTCAAGATAACTGTCTGAATAAAGGGAAACGGACACGCCAAGCACCGTACGCAATTGACTCGCAGTGACAATACTTGGCATGTCCGTTCCTTTCGATCTGCTGCGGCGAGATCGGGAGAACCCGCCGCATGATTAGTTGTGGCGATTAACCCTTATTTACGCCAAATGCACCAGCCGCAATTTTTGTGGCTACTGCACCAAACGAATACACGCCCACGGTGATTGAACCGTCAGCAGTTGATTCTGCACGCAACTGGTATGAAGTTCCTTCGTACCATGTATAAGCGTCAGGGTTGATGATCAAAATTGAATCATCTGTGTCTGTTGTCGCAGCAGTGTTTGCAGTGACGTATAGATCAAGACCTGCAACGCGTCCACGAAGTGAAGTTGGTGTTGCAACGCCTGGCTGATTCATTGGGTTTGTCACTTCGTTATAGATAGGACGCCCCGAGTCGTTTAGTGACATTACGTTGCTCCACTGGGAAGTGTTCATGAGAATGTTGCGTGCAAATGGATTTGCAAGACCAGCAGTTGCTGCATAGACGCTTGCTGAACCACGTGCAACAACACCAAGCAACTCAGCGGCTGTTGGGTATGTTGTGATTGTTGTGCCGTCAGCAGTTGCACCTGCGACTAGTTGTGCGTTTGCATAAGCGTCCTGCGCCTTTGCCATAGCTGCGACCATATTTCTGAGCAATTCATCATAAAAAAGTGGGCTTGTGCGGGTCAGCAATTCAACTGAGAATTTTTGTTGCCCTGCAAACTTCTTAACGTCCACTGATAGAAACGCTGAATTTTGATCTGTTTCATTGAAAATTGCGTCCTCGGCTACAACTGCAACCGTTGGGGCTACTGTAATTTTCGGAATTTCGAAGGTCATGCCCGCGTCAGGCAATGTGCCCCGAGAAATCGCTTCAATGCTTGGGCGGATTGTTGTTGATAGTCCGTTGATAACTTCAGACAACTGACGTGTTGGAACAAGTCCAGCGTTATCTGTTGTGTTGTCTGCTGCCAAAACGTATTGGCGTGCTGATTCGTCACCTGTTGCAGCAAGAACCTTGTTTTCTAGGTACTTTGCAGCAGTGATTTCAATGCGTGGCGTTGCCTTCCAGCCGCCCACGTTGTTTGACTGTGCTGTTACTGACTTTGCGGCTTCGACCGTCTCAACGGCTTCCGCTTGTGCGACGGTGTTGTCCACTTCGTCTCCTTCTGTTGTTGGTGTGACTTCAGGTTCGATTGTCGAATCTGAAACTTCGTTTTCGTCAGCAGTTGTTGCGGCGACTGACTCGACGCGTGCTGATCGGATTGCGGGTTCGCTAGTTAATGCAACGCCAGTCAATTCACCCGCAAGAATTCTGACTGTGCCGTCTTTAAGTGTCTCGTATTCATCAAATGAAACTTCAACGCTAAATCCGTCGCGCAAACCTTCTTGTGCTTCAACAAGTGCGTCATTGCCAGCGGTTGTTTCAGCAATTTTGAATGTCGCGTCGATTCCTTGATCGCTTGATTCGATTGAAAGTGTTTTGCCAATTCGACGTGTGCGGTCATGCTCTAGGTTAAGCAAAACTGCGGTTGGTTCGATTGAACCAGCAGCAAATTGCACTTTGCCAATTGACGCATTGCCTGTTTCCTCGAATGTCACAATGCGACCTGAAATTGTGCGACTGTTTGAATCAGCTGCCGTGATCTGCATTGGTGTGATTACTTTTTTTGTCATAGCAACATATCTTCTTCCTCGCGTATTTCGTCGATCGACATTGCGCCGATACGATTTAAGATTTCATAAACTTGCGCGCGTTCGTATGGATTACCGCGCAAGAAGTCGTCAAGATCAAACATAACTTTGTTGCCTGCTGGCGTAAAGTCCGGAAACGATAAACGTTGCTCAATAATTGACATGTAATTGCGGAAAGCAAAATCAACCAAATCGCGACGCTTATCTAACGCGTTTGAATAAGTAAATGACGACTGTTGTGAATCAGTAAAATACGCTGGCAAGCCACAAGCACGCGACAATTCAAGTGCGACGTAATTGCGTGCTTCGTTTAGTTGCAAATTCTTTGGGTCATAACCAATTGTTTCAAGAGTTACGTCAGCGTTTAGAAACGCGGTGCTACGTGAAGCACGTGCAGTTTTCCAGGCGGTCAATAATTTGGAAACGCGGTCGGCTGGTAGTGAAGTGCCGTTTGATTTCAAAACCATTTGTGGAATTGGCTCATTGGCAAAATTCATTGCTGCGCGCTCTAATGAAGCAGCAGCCTTAATTGTGCGACCTGCACGGCTGAGCAAACCTTCTTGCGTGCCGTTAAACACGACCAGGTTGGCGGGATCGACGTACGCGCCGTCAATTGCATAAGACGCAATTTCATATCCCATGCCGTTTGTTGTAATGGTTACGCGTTCAGGTGCAATTCGTTCCATTGCGCGAATTTTGCCTGTGTCTGCATAGCGTTCCATGACGTACGCATAAGCGGTTGGAAAAAAGAATAAATCGGAAATAATCCATGACCAAAATGTTGTGCCTGGGATTCTTGGGTCAGGTTGATTGATCACACGCGGTTGTGAAACCTTTTCGCCTGTTGCTTCATTGCGTGTGTGCATTGGAAGCGACGCAATTGTTTGAATGATTCCTAACGCACGTGCGCATGTTGGAACGCTCATTGCTTCAGCACGTGACGCGGTTACTATCCCGCCGAAAAGGAAAAGGTTTCCAATTTCACTGTAATACGGCGCGATAGCAGCTGCGTCCACGTTTGAGGCTTCGACTGGAACGGCAGCCTGAACCTTTGGCGTGAATAGATCGAAAAATCCCATGCCCAAATTGTGTCAGGCTTATACGATCAACCAACCATGATGTCAAGATCATTGTCTGGGCGTGTCGCAAAATGTGACACAAGCGCAACGGCAACTGCACCGCAGACAACTGACTGCGAAGCCCGTCGCCCGATAACCCAACCCCCGTCGCCCCGACGTAATTGAACCGCTGCCAAAATTTCCTCAGACAATTGGCTTTGCCCACGGTGTTTTAATCGATTGCTATTGATTGCGCTGAGCATTTCGTCACACGCCTGCGGGTACGCAGCGTCCATGTCAAATACGGGAATTCCAGCAGGTGCAAGTCGTGCCGCAACCGCCCCACTGGTTTTGCGACTGTAAAGCACGTATTCGGTTGGATACTTTCGGGCATAGTCTGCAAGGTCATTGGCAATGGCTTTGTCGTCCAATTGCAATTCATTTGCCCAGGTGTGCAGTAATTTAACGACGAACTTTTCGTCTCCAAGTTTTTGCGCACCGACAAGACTGGCATGCCTACGGTCAGGCGAAAGGTCTATTGCCAACCAGGTGAGTTTGTCCAAATCCAAATCAGCTGCTTTGTCAAGGCAATTGCCCCACGACGCCGAATCGACCGCGCTATTGATCGCCACGACCCAACGGCACAAGACTTCAGTCATGACCACGTCAGGCGGGTCATTCAAAACGCTTCGAACGTTGTCTGCGTGAATCAACGTCCCCATTGAAGGATTTGAGTGCCGTGCATTTTCAACGCTAATTTCGTCAGTTGGTGCTGACCATTCGAAGTACCCAATGTCGTCTTGTACGCCAGCAATGGAAGCCAGGGCACGATCGCGAAATTGATTGAGTACGACTGAACTGGAATCGCCTGCATTTGTGTACGCCATGACCATTGGGTTTGTTGCAGCCATGAGCGTATATCGAAGCGAAGCAAAAGATTCAATGTCGTTCATTTCGCGCAATTCGTCTAGGTGAATCGTCGAAGGTCGGGAAACACCACGCGCAGCCGAACCGCCAGCACGCACAATAAACCGATTGCCTGTAAGTGTCTCGATTTCCTCACCGCCATGTTGCCAGCGGATTTTCTTGACCTGCTTGGCAAGCGAATCATTCTTTTCAATGATCTGAACCATTGCCCTGAACTGTTCCAGCGACGTAGATAAACGGTGCGCCGAACCAATTTGCAGACTTTCGTCCCATAGGAACAACCCACCCAAAATCCTGATCAGCTGCAAAAACGATTTACCGTTTTGACGTGCCACAACAAT